GAGTTTATTATTCAATCATGGGATACTGCATTTCTTGCAAAAGAAACAGCAGACTATAGCGCATGTACAACATGGGGAGTATTCTACGATCAAGATGGAAACTCTAATATTATTCTACTTGATGCATTACAGGAAAGATTAGAGTTTCCTGATCTTAAGGTTCGGGCTTACGACATGTACAAACAGTTCGAGCCCGACGCATTTATCGTAGAGGCAAAGGCTTCGGGTACCCCATTAATTTTTGAGTTACGAAGAATGGGGATACCTGTTTCCGAGTACACGCCGAGTCGGGGCAGAGATAAGATTGCCAGAGTCAATGCTGTGTCAGATCTTTTTTCGTCAGGACTTGTTTGGGCACCCAAAACACGGTGGGCAGAAGAAGTAATCGAACAGTTTGCTGCTTTTCCTGCTGGGGACTATGATGATCTGGTGGACGCGAGCACTCAAGCGTTGCTAAGATTTCGACAGGGTGGGTTTATTCAAATCCCATCTGATGAGAAAGAAGAAGAGTTTTACAGGCACAGAAGGGCAGAGTACTATTAGTGCTTAAGGGATAAATTATGGCCGTTGATAAAACATTGCTTTCAGAGCTTCGCCTTCCTGTTCCCTCAGAAGAGGATATTGAGGTTGAGCTTGAAGAAACAATTGATGACCTGAGTCCTGATATTGTAATTACCGAAGGCGAAGACGGCACAATTACAGTAGACTTTGCGCCGGAAGAAGACGGCATGTTTGCAACAGACGAACATGACTCGAATCTTGCTGAATACGTTGACGAAAACGAACTTGCTCACTGCGCCTCCAAACTGATTCAAATGTTTGAGGATGACAAAGCAAGTCGTTCTGACTGGGAGCATACATACGAAGAAGGCCTTGATTTGCTTGGCTTGAATATGGAAGACCGAACGACTCCATGGCCGGGAGCATGCGGAGTGTTCCACCCGCTTTTGTCCGAGTCGGTCGTTCGGTTTCAAGCTCAAACGATCCAAGAAATTTTTCCGGCAAAGGGTCCAGTAAAAACAAGGGTTTGGGGAAAAGAAACACTAGAGGTGACAGAGCAAGCGAATCGTGTACAGGAGTACATGAACTACCAGCTTCTTGAAGTAATGACCGAATACAGGTCAGAAACAGAAAAGATGCTATTTAGTCTTCCGCTTGCGGGTGCTGCGTTTAGAAAGATTTACTACGATCCAACGCTTGGTAGGCCATGCTCAATGTTTGTGCCTGCTCAAGACTTTGTAATTGGTGATGACGAAACATCTTTAGAAAACGCAGAGCGTTACACACATGTAATGAACCGAAGCTCAAACTACTTTAAATGAAATTGCTGGTGTGTCGTTTTCGGGGTCCGATGATGATCGCCACGAACTACTTGAGATGCATGTTGATTACGATCTCCCGGGTTTTGAAGATCCAGATGGTATCGCACTTCCGTATGTCATTACAATTGACAAGGGCTCACGACAGATTCTGTCGATTTACAGAAACTGGGATGAGTCTGATCCCAACAGAAAAAAGGTCGAGCACTTTGTTGATTATGGTTATGTGCCCGGAATCGGGTTCTATAACCTTGGATTGATTCACATGATCGGCGGACTAGCAAAGTCTGCCACTAGTTTGCTTCGTCAGCTTGTAGATGCGGGCACCCTAGCTAACCTTCCGGGTGGCCTCAAGGCTCGCGGGCTCAGGATCAAGGGTGACGATACGCCGATTATGCCCGGAGAGTTTAGGGACGTAGATGTTCCTAGCAACAACATCAGGGACAATATTACGTTTTTGCCTTACAAAGAGCCTTCAGGTGTCTTGTACCAGCTTCTCGGTACAATTGTAGAAGAGGGACGACGCTTTGCTTCGATGGCAGACATTCGTGTCGATGACATGCGTCAGGATGCTCCAGTAGGAACCACGCTTGCAATTATGGAGCGTGCAATGAAGGTGCAGAGCGCAATCCAAGCGCGACTGCACGCCAGCTTGAAGAAAGAATTTAAAATCCTTGCACGGATTATTCGGGACTATACGTCACCGGCGTACCCGTATGAAACGACAGAAGAAGAGTCTATCAAGCGGTCGGACTTTGATGACAGAATCGACGTGTCGCCCGTCTCAGATCCAAATGCATCTACGATGGCGCAAAGGATTATGCAGTATCAAGCAGCTCTTCAGTTGGCTGCGCAGGCACCAAATTTGTACGACATGCCACTCTTGCATCGACAAATGATGGAGTTGATTGGTATCCCCAACGCGGACAAGGTTGTTCCGGGGGCCAACGAACCGAAGCCGAAAGATCCGGTTACTGAAAACCAAGACATTCTTACACTTTCGCCCGTCAAAGCATTTGAGTGGCAGGACCATCAGGCCCACCTTCAGGTCCACATGGTTCTTAAAAATGACCCTGAGATGGGTCAGCAGGTTCAAAACACCCAGCTTGGTGGAGCTAGTCTCGCAGCCCTTGATGCACATATCAGGGAGCACCTTGGCTTCTTGTTCAGGAAACAGATCGAAGATGAACTTGGCGTCGAATTGCCCCCCATGGGAGAAGAGCTTCCAGCTCAAATCGAAAAGAAACTCAGCGTCCTTATTGCTCAGGCGGCTGACCAGATGCTGGGCAAAAAGCAGCAGCAACAGGAACAGCAGCGGATCGCGCAACAGCAGCAAGATCCTGTTATTCAACAGCGCCAACAAGAGCTTGAGATTCGAGCCGCCGAGGTCCAGAGAAAGGCTCAAGCGGACCAGCAAAAATCAATGCTCGATCAGCAAAAACTTGCCGCTGACATTGAGGACGATGAAAACAAAATCCAGCTTGAAGCTCAAAAGTTACAGCTTGAGGCCGCAAAACTTTCAGCAGAACTAGGGATTGAGCGGCAGAAAATTGAAATTGATTTAATCAAAGAGTAACATGGCTGATTCTGCTTGGGGCACGCTGAAGAAAAAAATACGTTCAGAAATGAATGAACTTGCAGATGCCATGGCTTTAGGCACATGCAGTAGCATGGAGCAGTACAAGCAGATGGTTGGTATGATTGAAGGGCTTGCTTGGGTAGAGAGAGAAATTCTTGATCTGGAAGAACAGCTCAAGAAACCTTTATAGAATGAAGGCGACATCGTAGTGTTTACAATTTTTTTTTAAGTAGTTAAAGTAGATCCGTAGCACCCCGCTATCATGTAGCGCAAAAACAGGAGATGTTATGACTGCTACAGCACAAGCAGGAACCGTCGAAGCGAATGCCGACACAGAGGCAACCCGGACAGCCTCACAGCTACCAGAGCCTAAAGGCTACAAGTTGCTTATTGCCTTGCCAGAGGTTGATGAAAAAACAGATGGCGGCATTATCAAGTCCGCAAAACACCAGCAAGAAGAGCATATTGCCACAGTAGTAGGGTGGGTTATGTCGATGGGGTCTGATGCCTATCAGGACAAGGACAGATTCCCAAACGGCCCATACTGCCAACAGGGCGACTTTGTTGTCTTCCGGGCCTTTAGCACGGGAAAGAGTTGCGTCTAATTAACGACGACACCGTAGAAGCTGTTGTAGAAGACCCCCGTGGCATTGAGAGGGCATAACCATGACTACTAAGGAAGAGGCGTTTTTCGGCGTAAAGAATGAAGTCGCCACTGAAGTCCCTGACGACGACTTTGAGATTGAGTTTGTTGATGATACGCCGGAAGAAGACCGGCAGTACACAACTCCTCCCAAAGAAATCTTGGATCAAGAATCCAAAGAAAACTTGGTAAAAGGGTCAGCCGACGAGCCAGAAGAAAATAATTCTGAAGAAATTAAAAACGTTTCTGGGCGTGTTGAAAAACGCATTAAGAAGCTTCGTAGAGAGTATCACGAAGAGCGTCGGGCAAAAGAGCTGGCCGAACGTTTAAGTAATGAAGCTATGCGTGCTACTGAAAAACTTATGCACGAAAACAAGCGCTTGTCCGAGCTTGTGTTTCAGTCCCAAGAGGCTGCTGCAAGTCAGTCGCTTTTAAAGGCAGATGCAGAAATTAAATTGGCCGAAGATCAGTATAAGGCCGCGCTGGATTCTGCTAACAATACTGAAATTGTAAATGCTCAGAAGCGGTTGACAGATGCTCAGATGTTTAAAGTAAAATCTGAAGATCTTTCAAAAGAGATACAAGACAAGTGGACATCCGAGCCAGAGCAAACAAAAGAACCAGAGGTAAACTTTAATCAGGTTGCACCTGACCCCAAGGCACTAGAGTGGCAAGAAAGAAATGAGTGGTTTGGATCTGACTCAGAGATGACCAGCTTTGCATATGGTGTCCACGATAAAATTGTGTCTGAAGGAGTTGACCCAGAGACAGATGAGTACTATCAATTAATTGATTCTAGGATGCGTCAAGTATTCCCAGATCAGTTTTCATCTGAAACAACTGTCGTTGAAGATGAATCACCTCGCACACAGGCTAGTAACGTGGTCGCCCCGGCCAAGCGAGGTTCCAAGGGGTCGCCACGCAAAATCACACTAACCTCGACCCAGCTACGTCTCGCGAAAAGATTGGGTCTCACGCCGCAGCAGTACGCGGCGCAACTGCTAAAGGAAGCATCCTAATGGCTACTCGCGCATCTAGGGAACCACGCGGACTCGACACCCGCGAAACAAATAGTCGCAGCAAGAACTGGGAGCCCGCATCAGTGCTTCCAGATCCTGCTCCGCAGGATGGTTGGGTCTTTCGTTGGGTCAGAAC